TACGATATGGGCATGAAAGTAGCTGCTGTATCTATACTTTGCCAAGACACTAGAGTATTTCAAGCTATGGAAATGGCAGGAACTCCATGTCCTTACATGGGCAAAATAGGTAAAGAAGCCTCAGATGGATGGAACAATAATCCAGCACAAAGACCTGATGCAAAAGAATACAAAGCTAATTGGATAGCAAACTGCAAAAAAGGATTAAATCCTAATGACACAGGTTACAACAGAGATGTTGTGAGTGGTGTAAGGAAGGTTTTTACTAAAAAGAAAAAATCTACCAAACAATGTAAAAAAGAATGGAACAATGCCACATAAAGATGAATGGCAAACTTGGTGTTTTGTAGGTAGTTTAATTTTATCTGGACTATTTGCATTAGGAGTTAATCAACTTAAAGCTGAATATATTTACGAAGCCAATCAATCTTTATATCATTTACAAACAAATGCTAATAATTTTGAAGGAGAGTTAGCTTACTCAGTTTCAGATGACGGAGTTTCTCCAGCAATAGATTTATCTTTTAATTTTACTTTTTATGGACAAACCTTTAGTCAAGCAAGAATGGCAACTAATGGTTGTTTACATTTTAAAACTACTGGTTCTTATTGTAATGATTACACACCAGACCCATTAACAGGACAACATACTTATACTTTATATCCTTTTTGGACAGATTTAATTAGAGACAATAACTCAAGACTTAAATCTTGGGGTGATTCTTCTAAAATGATTTTTGGTTGGTATGATTTAAGAGAATACAACAGAAGCAATACAGATAATAGTTTTGAGATAATTCTTTGGTCAAATAATACATTTGAGTACAGATATGGTGCTTTAAACGTAATAAACCATGATGTATTAATTGGTGAAATAGGTAGTGGTACTACAGAAAGTTATACTTATTTGTACCATGATGAATGTGGAACAGGCACAACTAATTCTAGTTCTTGTGTAAACACTAATTGGAATAACACTACATTTAATACATTATTAGAAAGTGGTGGCAGTTTATATGGAGAAGGTTCAGGTAACGCTATAGATTGTAGTAATGCTTTAAATAATGAATCTTGTTCTGGATATGCAGCAGCATACTTAACTCAACAATGTAATTTGAGTCAACTTTATAGTGAATCTTGTCCTTATTATTGGTCAGCTTATGATGACCAGCAATGTGATGAAGACCCACAATATGCACCTTTTTGTGCTGGTTATACACAAGAAGCATCTGTTGCGTACTATATTGAAGAAGAATTTGATTATGGTTATCAAGATGATATGCAAGGTGGTAACTTTAATTTTAATGATGACTTTGGATATGAAGAAAATGTTTTTTCTTACATAGAAGAATTTGAAGTAAACGAACAACCATTAATATTTGAGTTTGAAGAAAGTTTAATAGAATTTGATTTTGAAGAAACTTTTGCTGGTGACTTTGACCCATTACCAGATTTTAACGTAATAGATGATGTTTATGAAATACAGCTATTTGAAGAACCACAGCATTTGTTTTCCTATGATGAATTTGATAGAAATGATGTAATTACAATTAACCCAAGCGAAGAACTTATAGAAGAATTTATATTACAAGAAACTGTTTTAGTAGAAGACTTTGAACAAATTAATACTTTTATAGAATTTGAAAGCATTGAAGAATTAGATGAATGGTTTGAAGAAGAAGTAAGAGAAGAGTTAGCAGAAGAAAGTAGAGAAGAACAAGCAGAAGAAGAACTTTATGCAGAAGAAGAAATTTTTGAAGAAGAAGTAGTAGAAGAAGTATTTGAAGAAATAGAAGAACAGTTTGCAGAAGAAAGAGTTGCGGTAGAAGAAAGAGAAGAAGAAGTTATTGAAGAAGAACTAGAGTTAGTTGCAGAAGAAAGCACATCAAGAAGTGGAATAACTTCAGCTATGTTAAATGTTGTTGGACAATCTATAAGAACAGCATCTAATAGTAATTCTGCTGGCAGTTCTAATTCAGGATATTCAGGTGGGAACAACAATAGTAGTGGTGCAGGTAGTATGAATAGTGGTACTGTAAGTTCTTCTGTAACAGGTGGTGGTATAAGCACTAGCAGCTCACCTAGTATGTCTGACCAAATAGCTTCTGCTAATGTGCAAACAAATACTATTTTATCTTTAAGTCAGGACACTAGCAGTATGTCAGGTGGTAGTTCACAAACAGTTAGTAGTGTTTCAACAGTTATAACACCCTTGCCAACATTTGATAATAACCCACAAGTAGTTATGGCAGATGTCCAGGTACAAAATATGCAAGGCGAAATTGATACAGCAGTTTCAGGTGTTATGACAGCAAGTGAA